TCACTACTTCTGAAAAGATTCAACTATTGAATAGTCTCGATAAACCGACATTTGATAAAATTTATAATTATGTAGTTGAATTTAATAAATTGAAGACATTACTTATGCAGAATACTGTTAAAAGTGATAACTCAACGATTGACATTAATGTTGATGTGTTGACTCCGGAATTCTTTATAGAGTAACTTTTATAATCAGCCATAAATATATTACATGGCTGAACCCAATCAAGAATCACCAATTAACATTAATCGTGTAAATTTTACTGTTCAAAATTTACAAGATCTTATTGGGAAGGATCAGGTTGCCAGATTAGCGTCTGTATTAGAAGAACAGTTATCAAAATCGGCTAGTCAATTGAATTTGACTGCACGCATTGATCGTATATTTGATCATATGTATAATGCCGATATGCAACGGAAATTAAAAGATCCTGTTGAAAAGGCATTAAGAAATGTATTGTCTAAAATACAAAACATTGATATCGATACTAGTCGTAAATTAAGCCTCGAACGCCTCGACATTACTAAGCTCATTGATACGAAAAAACTTACGAGATCGGTATCTGATGATTTAAGAAATAATTATAAAACCATTGTCGATAAGGTTTTTAATGCTATCGATATCAATAGTGCAACTATTAAGCCTGTTGATATAGGATCATTTTTTGATCGTGCTGTATTTGAACCCGATGATAAATCGATTTCAAAATTTAATGATTTGCGGTTTAAAATTATAAGCCAAATCGAAAACGGAATGAAATCGACTCAAATAAGCATTCCGAAAGAAATTGATTTAAGTGCAATCATAAAAGGCAGTCTTGCTGGCATGGATGTGGAATACGATCGATCTGTTCGCAACCAGCTCAATAAAATGAGAACAGCAGTTCTTGGTAAGATATCCGCTTATGTCAAAAATTTCGACAACAACAAAGATCTATTCAGTGGAGAAATTGACATTCATAATATTATGGATGTCATTATGGGGTCAAATAATCCGGAAATGGGTGCATTGTCTTCTTTTAAATTTAATGTAATGAGGTATAATTTGCTGTCTAAATTAGGCAATGCCGTTAAGAATGCAAATTTTCATTTTGATGATATCGATATTTTAAAAGTTTTAGGCGATACACCTAAGATGGGATTCTTTGATAGAAAACGCCTAAGCAAATCGAGAGAAAAAATATTAGACAAAATCGACAAATATCAACTCGATAAAAATTGGGATTTTGATACAAAAATAGATGTCCTGAAAATTCTCGGCGATAGGCCTGATATGGGGATGTTCAATAGAATACGCCTGGGTAATTTACGCAAAAGTATACTCGACAAAATCGAATCGCTAGTAGAACGCATGACTAAGAAAGATCTGGTTACTGGTATTGACATATCGTCTATTTCTGGTATAAACAGAAATCTTGCAAATGCAGTGCCACCGGCATCTAGTGAAAATTCTAGTAATATTTTTACAGATGAGAATAAAATTGTCGATGTTCGTCTTGTTGATGTGACATGGGATAAATTAGTCAATTGGTCTAATAACGAAATGCAAGGAACGTCAAATAAAGGTGATCAGAGTGATAGTAATCAATCTACATTATTTGATATTATAACATCTAAATTAAGCACAATTGTTGCTGCTCTTGTGGGGTTTACTGGTGCTTGGAAAGGAATAGAATATGTCTTAAAAAAATTAATTGGAACAACCGATGAAGATTTCAAAGCAGACATCAAAGCTAATGCAGAAGCAATCGAAAAACTAAGTGAATTAAAAGATGGCATACACGAGAAACTTATTAAATCAAGGCCAGGTGGTGATCAAGCCCTTAAATATATTGAACAAGCCAAAGAACTAATTAAAAATGAAGCAACCGCATCTGAATTAGGACTTCCTGCTAATTTTAGTGGTTTTGACCCTAGTTCAATTGCAGCCTTAATCCGAAAAAATAATGGAAGCATAAGCGCCACAGACGGGGAATTGCGTCGAATTAATTCACTACCGCCAGAACAAAAAGCAAAAGAAATAAAAATTCTGCAAAAGGATCAAGATGAATATATGAATAATTTTTTACAAGGTAAAAATATCTATCCTAGCAATACACCAACCCCAACAAATTACAGTCCACCGGCATCAAATGATGTGAAGACATCAATGAACAATACAATAAGTACTGGTATAGAAGATATGACGAATATTATTAGCAGCAAATTAGACAAATTAAATTCAACTCTTCCTATGTTCGCTCAGCAAACATCAAGAGAGCCAATGCCTACCATGCAAGCAGGAAATACAGGACAGTCTCCTGTAACGGATTTTGGAGGGTCAAGAGACCCTGCATATGAATTTAGAATAAATGCATGGACTCGCATACGAGGAGGTGGAATAATTTCATAAAATGGCAGTTAACTATTCGGCAATCTTAGTAGATATAAAAAATGGCGGATCACAAAATTCCGGCCCATATAAATATGTATCTACAAATGGAACTATTAATGTAATACAAGACCACAAGTGGGCAATTTTTGATGGTAAAAATCAAAAAAATATTGAAAATGTTCCTTCTATTATATTAACAGAATATCAGCCGATAGGAAGCCAAACAGTTGGTGTATTGGAAAAATTCATAGGAAATATAAAAGATGCATGGGAAACTAATAATAGTAAAAGTGATGCTTTTTTAGATTATTACAAAGAACTATACAATGCAAAACTCACTGGGAACCAGTACATATTTCCTTATTTTAACTCATCAATAAGATCAAAAACAAACAGCTGGGCTAAAAATCCAGATATATCTAGTGCTGTGGATGCTTTGGGTAAATTGCCATATATAGGCACAGCCAAAGCAAAGTTAGCAGCTGAAACTGTCACTGCTGGAAATTTAGGAATTGAATATCCTAAAACATGGCAAGGAACTGATGCAGTTGCGACGTATAGTTTTGAATTTTATTTGCACAATACATTTAGTGAAGAGAATACAAAAAGAAATTTGGCTTTAGTGTCATTGTTATCATATAATAATTCATACAGTCGAAGAAATTTAGCAATTCAAGATGCTCCTGTAATATACACTGTCGAAATACCTGGTATCAGATATTCCCCGTTTTCTGTGTTTAAAAAGTTAACTATAGACGCTGTGGGTCAGATGAGAAAAATGAAAATCAATTTAGGTACTGGAGAGCCTCTTGATATAATTTTACCCGAAGCATATAAAATATCAATAGAAATAGAAGATATATTTATAGAATCTAGACAGTTATTGCCTGCATCTTTGGGTGCTTCAAAGGTGGTAGTTTTGAGTGACTCTGAAGTTTCCGTTGCAATTGGTGGTTTTATAAGACGCGTTGAGGGTGCACTAGGAGGACAACCTCAAGGCGAAGGGACCCCCGGTTCTAGCCCTCCACCTACTTCTCAATGAAAAAAATAATTAAAGAAAAAATAGATATATACGAAATGTCATCTTTGTTTAACAAATACGAAGACGATGATGGTATGATTTTCTTTAATATACTTAAGCGCATTAATATCAATGCAGATAATTTAGAAGATCCTGAAGTATTTGAACCATACCTTATCAAGCCCGGCGATTCATTCGCGAGTATAGCGCATCGATATTATGGCAATTTAAAAGTTTGGTGGGTTATATGCACACTCAATAAAATTGATAATCCATTTCAAAAATTAGAAATAGGAACTAAAATTTATCTCTTGCGACCTTCCTATATGGCTAATTTGTTAAATAATTTAGCATTTGCAAATGGATAAAAATTTTTATATCAAAAATGGCAAAGAATACATCTTTAAGATTATTCTCGTCAATAATGATACACCAAACGAAACTACTGTTTTTGAATTCAATCCTAATATGGTTGAAGACCTTGTCATTGAAGAAAGTTTATTTCAATGGTATACCCAGGGCAATATGACTTATATTAACTATGATGAAGGGTTGGAAAGAGGAGGTCGTTCTGCGTTAGATCCTTTTAATACCGAAGATACTTTCCTCTACAAATATAGATTTGATTGCTATGATACTCTTATAATTTCAATTCAACCTTTAAATCTTGATCCAGCAGACGATCCGAATGAATTTTTATTAGAGTATAAATTTGCAATCTATGATGTGCAAGATATCCCAGCAAAAGATAACGAGAAGAAAAGAAAGAAAATTTATTTCTGGGATATTGATTATCAATTCATGCTAGATAAAAATGTTGCATGGTCTTCGATTATGCATCCTAAATTTAGTGAATTGTCAAAATATCAAATCAGCCAATTGACAAATTATCAGAGATCTATTCAGGTATCGGAGTTACTTGAACTATTTTTAGAGCATGAAAATATTTGTAATTTTGTTAACCGTATTGATCGAGACAATTGGCGATATACTGCAATAAACCATTTGATGTTTTATACATCTCCAAGTCAGAATTTCCTATCAGATGATTTGGATACCTTGATTTCGAATGCAATTGCAAGTGATCAATATGATTATTCGCCAATGATTTTTTCTAAAGATCGTGCACCTAAAACAAAAGAAAACGGCAAATTCACACTATTGCCATTGTCTGAATATTATGAGAGATCACAAACCGATCTTTTTATGGAAAACATGTTTATTCAATATAAAGGATATAATCAAGCAATTCCGCTAAAATCTCCAAAATATAAATCGTATCAAGAAAGTGTCATTTTAAGCTATCAGTATGCGCAGTCTGCTGGAATCGATAATTCAAGAGCATATCAAATTAAACCACAAACAAACTATAATCACGGATCTGGACAATTTAACTGGGACTCTGCATGGCATACACCGAGCGTTGCGAAAAAATTCGTTGCAAACAACATGACTAAACATTTAAAAGCTCTAGGCGAAAATCCTGAGAAGAATACTTTAGTGCTTCTTAATCAATACAAGAAATCAAAGTCATATACACTAACACCCGAATATTCAGATCAACCAACAAGAGAGGGTAGATTAGCCACAGGTCGTAATAAATTAATCAGTTCAATGGTACAATTGAATGATACAATTAATTTTGTAGCAAGAGGGTTAACTTTTAGGAGACCTGGTCGTTTTATAGGTATTGATTTGTTATACGGCCATGATAATATGGATTTTGATAACCGTTTAATGGGTCAATGGCTAGTGGCAGAGGTTAAGCACGTTTTCCGTAGTGCTGAATATTTCAACGAAATGACGTGTATTAAAATTCATACGTATCAAAATCTACGACCTCTTGTGGAGGATTTAGATCCCGATGCATTAAATGTCGAAGGCTGGCCAGAGAGACGACAATAATTAATCTTATGGCATTTACTTTAAGATCACCTCAAAATTCTGAATATCTACAGGACGAACAATTCTATGTTTATGTCAGCTCGAATCCAAATATTACAAGGGAGGATGCTAGAGTCATTGATGAAATAAGATGGTTTCTTCAATCACAAGATGCTATTAATTTGATTGCTTGTTTTGATGATAAGCTTCACAAAGAAGAAGGAGATCCAAAAGCAAATGAAACATATTGTGATAACGCAAGAGTAAATAAAAGGCCTTGCAAATTGATTTATCCAAATATGTCAGCAGCACAGTTACGCTACTTTGTTCGTAAAATTGAAAACATTCACCCAGAAATTAAGCAACTCGTATCTACACATGAAATGCATTTGCCGATATCACCATCTGTGGCAACTCTTGCTATGTTTTCTTCTGATGCCTCTTCAACCGATCTAATCAATTTAACAAAGACACATAATTTTACTAGCAAAGATGGTTTTGTTGATTTGGTGTATGACACAAATGCTAATATTCCTGCAGTTGCCCCTTTAAGTATAATACAGCAACAATATCCACAAGTAAATGAATGGGTCGATAAGCTGAATGCATCTGCAAATGGTTTATATGTACAGTCATTACCAGATAAAACATACGGCAAAGTAAAGACAGAATATAATTCTAGTGAAGCTCATGGCTTATTATTGGGCAATGATGCATTAAAGGCTTCAAGAGTATCTGGTGCTGTAAATTCTATTTTAGAAAATGCCTACAATAGATACAAAGATCGTTATCGTTTAATGGATCATTTAGTGCCATTGGTGTCTCGATATGAACCAGGCAAGGCTGCTTTGTTTTACAAATTTGACATCGAGGGGATACAAACAGAAATGGACCCAAATGGTACAAAGAAAAATAGCAATAATGTGCCGAATAAAATCCTTTATGCCTATATTGAACGGTTTAATGATGACAATGTCAATGGTAAATATATCCAATCGTAATGAAAAAAGAGTATATCAAAAATTACCTCGGCATCGTCGTACAGAATAACGATCCGCTAAAAAGAGGTCGGGTTAAGGTTTGGGTTCCGCATGTGGAGATGACCGTGTATGAAGGATGGAACAACACACAAGAAAATAGGCAATTTAATTTTCCAGGTGCTAATAATTTTTCAGGACTTGATGCTAACATCATTGAACAACTAAGAATGTCATTGCCGTGGGCTGAAGTTGCAATGCCAATGGTTGGTTCTGGTGGCTCCAGTGGCATATATAATTCGATACTCGATAGAGGTACAATTTCTGATAAGTCTGAATACCTATCAGAAGGTCTTGATTTTATCGATCAGAAAAAGAAAGATGAATTAGAAAGAGCTAAAAAAGAAATTGGTGAATGGAAACCAATTGATAAAAATAGGCTCGACCTATTAGCAAGAGAAGATGGCTTGCCTAAAACAAAAGGTAAAAAATTTCCAGAAATGGAAGACGATGTTTTTGTTCTTGGAACTAAACCAGCAAAGCTATATCAAGAAAAGCCAGTAGTTGATGCGTTTGCTACTAGCGGTGAAGCACAACTCAATCGATATACTAATCCATATAGTAATCTGTACCGACCTATGCCATATTCAAATTCTTGCATGGGTTCTTTTAGTATTCCGAATGTAGGTGCGCATGTTTGGGTATTCTTTGAAAATGGTGATCCCCTTAAGCCTGTTATCTTTGCAGCTTCGTACGGCAAGGAAGATTGGAAATCAATTTATGATAGTCATGAAAATGATAAGTCATCGCTAGGTGCTGCTCCAGATTATCCTGGTAAGTTTGAAAACGGAACTAATCGTAATGATAAAGAATATCAAGCAAGCCGCGATGACATGATCTACCGCAGCAAGTATTCATTAGTACAGAGAGGAGGTGCGATTACAATTGTTAATACAACAGAGCGAGAGATTCTCAATTTAACGCATTTTAGCGGTTCATATAAAGAATTCAATAACTACACGAATACTGAATTTGCCGCGAATAACGATCAACGTCTGGTGATGAATGATGCATTCTATACAGTGAATGGCCACCGCTCGGAGTATGTCGGTGGTGACTATGATATCATCATAAAGGGTGCTTATCGTGTTACGTTTGGTGATCCTAAAAATCATAAAGAACCGTTGTCACAAATCAAAAGGCTTATGGAAGATTTCCATAAGAAATACAACCTGCCTTTCGAAATACAAAGATCAATTCTCGATGACTATGGTGGGCAGTCTGGTGAATTCACTTCATGTCCTACCTGTACAAAAGCAATTTATGCTTCATTAGAAAATGTTGCCGATCAGGTAACTCAATCAATATATTCACCATCATGCCCGTCTGAAACTAATTTAATGCCATCACCCAAAGCCTATTCACTTGTTTCAGTTCCGACTTTGGAATGTATGACATGTGGCGGCACTGGCAAAAGTCCATCTACTCAAGACGGATCATGGGGACAGAATCCTAACAAAGCAAGCATGACTGAGGCATTAATTGATCTTCAGAACCGAATGTTTCAATATGAAGAACAATTAGGCAATACAGAAGACAATATTATGAATTATGGCAAGAACCAGCATATTGTTGTTGGCTCCGAAATGCATGATTTTCAATCCTATCGAATCGATCCTGTTGGTAAAATGGCACCGGCAGGAGTAAAGCTTTCAAGCACTACTGCGTATCAAAAGATGGCAGCAACGCCATTAGTAGAAAAAGTTCATGTCGATGCACCACCAACTGGTTCGTTTAGTATGGTTTGTGGCTTTCGATATAACCTGTTAGTTGGTTCTGGTGGTATATCATTAAAGACTACAGGACCTGTAGATATCAGTGGATCTGTTACGACGATTGCAGGCAAACAGGTAGTAGTGTCGTCAGAGAATGAAGTTTACGTTGATGGTGGTAAACGTTTACAGCTCACTGCTGATAATATTAGTCTTGCACCAAAAGGCGGCAATGGTGCTCAGGTTTATGTTGGTGGTAATTTAGAAATAGATAAGAATACTATCGTACGAGGCGGTGCTCACATCGAAGGTGAATTATCAGTACAGCACATTACTGCTCCTATTGAATATCAATCAACAGAAACAGAGGTTATGGCTGCACACATTGTTGATGATGTTGTGATAGGATATATACCAAATGGCACAGTTTTAGGAATTGATTCTTTGGGTGGTCTTGTGACTGCTTTTGGGGATATTCCTATACTCGGTAAAAGCGAACCGATCCCACAAGTGTATACCAGACCTCATTACCATTTATTCAAGAATATACCGTTGCAGCTTGTTGAAACAAGCACAAGCGTTAGACAGCAAGCAATGGCATTGAACGGAAGTTCGCCTGTTCTAGCAAAACCTAGTGTCTTTTCTTCTGACATGGCAAAGAAATTTGAAAATGTTGATTTGTCTGTATTGGTGTCAAATGATCCAATTCAATCAACTTCAAATTCTGATGTAACATTGGATTCACTGTTATCTATTGGTGAAATCATTGCACCTCCTTTAGTTGTAGAATCTCAACCAAAAGAAGCAACATGCCCGATTGTGCATCAATTAAGTGAAGGACTAACGCCTATTGTTTAAAATGGCAGTTCTTCTGATAGGTAAGAATTAATTAAAGACAAAGCAATGTCTTTTGTATCTTGATCGACACCTTTCTCCCCTAATTCTGCTAGCTTGACTTTGTCAATGTCGCTGATTTTAGAAGGATCATAAAGCATTGCCCTTGCGACTAATTGCATTAGATTAAGTTCTCCCACATCATCTTGTTCTTCCGTATCAGGAGGAAGATCTTCTTCTGATTGATTAGGATTACCAGGAAGTTCAGATTGGTTCGGATCTCCTGGTTCTTGTTCAATTAGATATGAACGAATGACACTTTCAAAATAGGTTGTAGGTTTTTTCATATATTATAATGAAGAAGTCGATGTTGTTGATTTTAAGGCATCAGCTTTTTTACGAGCTTCCAATGCTTCTTGTTCTTCTTTTTGTTTTTGTGCCTCTGCAGCTGCTAGTTGTGCGTCTTTAGCTTTTTTCTGTGCAGCTACTACAGTTGGATCCGTTGATGTTGTATCTTCTTCGTCTAATTGGCTTAGAAATTCATTGATCGCCATTTCAAATTTGGAACTCATATTCTTTATTTATTGTAATTTGAGCAGACTATGCCTTAAACCCTTTTCTTTTTTGCTCTTTGATTTATTTTCTTTTTTTAAATCCATATCTCAATGGCTCCCTTTCGCTATTTGCTAGCCCTTATTTCTACATACTCTTCGCTGATTTTTTTAGCAACGATAAAAATAAATAAAAAATAAATTATTTAAATGTTGTGCTTAAAGCACACTTGACACTTAAATTGTCATTGACCTTTCTTTTTAAGCCAGATAAAGAATATTGCTCTAGAATATTCGATAATGCATTGAAATTGAACTTCCTCGATTTTTGAATTGCTTCAATAATTTCACCTGGTAAATCATTAAGGTCAAAATTATGACTATAGGTAATATATTTTGTCTTGAAAATTTTCTTTAATGCATTTTTTAGTTGCATTATGGCCTTATCAGATTTATTACCAACTGCATTAGTAATGAAAGTGTATTCTTGTGGTCCACTATCAACGATAACAGTGGAAGCTCCTACTTTGAGCATTAAAATTAAAGTCTCAACAGCACAATGCAGAACTATCTTTTTGATATCACTTTGAAGACTATTTTCATTAATGCCGTATAAGCTGAAATATTCTTCAATTTTATTCTTGCTTTTGTGAATCAGATCATGCAATAGTATTACTTGATAGGAGCTGTAACAATGTTTCAAATTCAAGGCATGCATAAGTCTTGGTATGGTTGCGCTTGAATACTAATAGAGGAATGCGGCCTTCTTTGCAATTAGATTCGCATTGTTTTATTGAAGCCCACACATTCATCTTTTCTTGGTTCTTGCATTCAATATCAAAAGGTATTAGCTTGCGTGCAGCTGGTGATAATTTAATATCACTTCCACTTTCTCCCATAATAGCACATTTGATGTCGTCTTCTTCTAATTCTGTATGCAAGGACCGGAATGAATCACGGACATGATCTTGTAATCGACGGCCTTTGGCCTTTGCAGCACTGGTGGAAATCTTTTTTGGCATTTCCAAAACTTACACCTTTTTCGGTTCTAATACACCTTTAATTTTTTGACGACGAAACATTTTACCTTTAAACAAAGCCTTTGGTGCACGAGCATCACCTGGTGCATAATCACCTTTAACACTAATACCAACAGAAGCCGTAGTATTATCTTCGCCAATAATATTTGCTTTTTGAAGAAGAATGTTATATAGTGTATAAAATTTTGACATTATAAGTATTTATGGATATCATTGAAAAGTACGAAGCAGAAATCAAAGAAGACGCGCATGTTGATGAATTAAATGTCAAAGATGTTGCAATGAGATTACCAGCCATTAAACACAAATGGGTTTCGCGTCTTATCTATCATAAAAGACAAGTATCAAAACTTAGCAACGAGTTAGATAATATTGTAGACCTTTCAATGAAAAAATTAAAGCAAATGGGCGACATACAGCTCAGTCCAAAAGCATTGCAAGCTCGCATTACAACTACAGCAGAGTATAAAAAAATCGAAGAAGACCGAGAATATCATCGTTCGATCGTGGATTACCTTGAACACGTCGAATCAATATTCAGATACATGACGAATGACATTAAAAATGTTATTGAAATTATGAAACTTGAAATGACATAATGGCTTATTTAAAATTTAAATTCAAAAGAGCACATAAAGCAATATTAGATTCAGATATCTTAGATATTGTTCGCGAACAATTTTCTGTTGAAGGAACTAATTTTTTTCGCCGAGGTCGAAGATTTGGCGCTGCTAATCCACGAACATATGCAATTACACCTTTAGGTGAATTAGATATTTGTTTGATACCGGAAGTTGTCAAACAAATATCTCAAATAGGATTGCCCGTATCAGTCGAATTAGACGATCTTTGCAGGAGAAGTCTTAAACCTGTATTGAATTTCAAAGGCTCAACTGCAATGGAGTTTAGTGAATTTCAGTTAAGACCTTATCAAAAAGAAGCGGTTGAAGTTTCAATACCAAAAGGCAGAGGTATAATCGTTTTACCTACTGCTACAGGTAAAACTTTAACAATGGCATCTTTGATTAAAACTATTTTATCTGAAAATGAATTTGACAGTAAGCATGTTCTTGTTGTAGTTCCTGATATCGGATTAGTCAATCAGACATATGCCGACTTTGTTAAATACGGGCTGGAATATTCATGCAGCAAATGGTCTGGTAGTTTTGATTTTGATAAAAACAGCAAAATCATTGTATGCAACCAGGCAATTTTAAGATCAGAGAGCCAATCAAGTATCACAGAATATCTTTCTAAGAATACAGGATTGCTCTTAATAGATGAAGTGCATACAATTAAAAGAGGTAATACATCTACAAAGTTATTGAGTAAATTTCAAACACTTCATCGATTTGGATTCACAGGCACATTACCAGAAAGTCCTCTCGACTTATGGGCATTGTTCGGTACTGTTGGTAGTGTGCTTACTAAAATTGAATCGAGAACAATGAGAGATGAAGAATGGATTGCAGATGCAATTGCCAAGATTATTCTGATTAAGCATCGAGAGCCTCCACATATCGTAGTTGATATTAAAGACCCAAATAAAGCTTATCTTGAAGAAATCGAATGGCTAGTTCAAAATAAATTCCGCAATAGTATTATTTGTAATTTTGCCAATAAACTAAGCAAAAATAGTCTGCTATTAGTTAATCGAAAAGAGCATGGTAAACAATTATTGGAGATAGCAAAAGAAATGGACCCAACAGGCCAAAAAGAAATACATTTCATTGAAGGAGAAGTCGAAGTAGAGGATCGTGAAAAGGTTCAAAAAATGATGGAAGAAAGAGATAATATTATCTGTATAGCTATGTCATCTATTTTTAGCACAGGTATTAGTATTAACAATTTGCATTATGTATTTTTTTGTTCAGGTGGTAAATCTCGAGTAAGAATCATTCAATCAATTGGACGTGGCAGTCGATTGCATCACAGTAAAAATAAAATGGTTTTATTTGATTTTGCAGATAATACCAGATATAGTTTTAAGCATCTGCAACGCAGAATAGAATTATATACACAAGAAAAAATTTCATATGAAACCATCGAAATCAGCGAAAAATGAGGTCCCGAAAAAAGGACCTAAAAAAAATAAAGAGTATTATGTGAAGCCAGAAGAGTTTCATGACGCAATAGTAAATTATTATGCAAGTAATACTGATGTAATTCCACATGAACTTGGTGATATGGTACAGAAGATTGCAAATAAAATTGGCTTCTTGCCAAACTTTAAAGATTATTCATATAAAGAAGAGATGATTGGTGATGCTGTTGTGAGAATGATTACTGCACTTTCAAAAAAGAAATATGATATTTCAATTGGAAATCCATTCAGCTATTTTACAAAAATTGCAATCAATACGTTTATCGGTCGTATTAAAAAAGAAAAGCAAAATCAAAACACACTCAAAGAGTATCGTGATGAGCTGTATGCTAATTTAGCCAACGACGAAGCTTGGTATCAGACACGCAGACAACAAAATGCAGAAAATGAATGGTGTGATTATCATCATTCATACCACACAGAAAGCTTCTATAATGACGATAATCAAGAAGAGGATACGTTAAAAACGATTGATGATGAAATTTAATAACAATCAAATTGGTGTAATTGCTGATTTACATTTAGGTGTATATCGTGATAGTGAATTATGGCATACCCTTGCGTTGGATTTTGCTAGATGGATGTCAAAGATATACAAAACAGTAGGCATTCAAGATATTGTTATTAGCGGTGATATTTTTCATAATCGCAGAGAAGTGTGTGTAAATACAATGCACACCGCATCTGAGTTTTTTAAGATACTCAAAGATTTTAATATCATATTGGTAACAGGAAATCATGACGCATACTATAGAGATAGAGCGGATGTCAATTCATTGAACATCCTTACTGGTTGGGAAAATATTCACGTTGTCTCTGAAGTAGAAACAATTGAATATTGCAATAAAAAAATAACATTTGT